CTATCGGTATGTACCGACCAGCCCATTCATTGGTTTCTAATACTTCCTTGCCGGATATGATGTATTGCGTAACCTTGTGGGATTTTGTTACACGGCTTTCAGTTTTCTGGATGCCATGTATCTCATACATTTCTAGGTTTTCTTCGTAGACATCTTCATCAACCACGTCACCATCAGATAGCAAACATATAGTCTTTGGCACTTCTTCACGCTTCCAGTACTCTGCAATCCATACACCATCGTCATTAATCCAATCGTAGTCAGATGCTTCTTCGACTTCGAAATCAACCATTTCAGCGTCAGCAAAGCGCTCCTTGAATTCGTCCTTCGTTATGCGGTCTGTAACAAAGCAGCAATTCCAATCACTACCATCCGCGCTTGTAGCATACGGATCACCATAGACAGAGAATTGGTTATAGACACGGTCAATGATAATATCTTTATCAAAAGTATCGTCAGTTGCGAAGTTTACATTTACTCGGATATAACCAGGGAAGCCGCCGGCGACAGCCTGTGTGATTGCGGTATCGTATGCAATGTCAGCATTGCTTGATACTTCGATATTGCGGATAAGCCCGTTGATTATTTCTGCTGTTTCAACGTCAGCATTATCATCAACAGGCCGGACACGTATTGCGGGTTTATTCTGCCGTGCGTCATTAACAACCTGACGGATATGCGCTGGAAACTTATTGATAGTGAGAGTGGGTCGACCGGAGCGCTTGCGCTCTTCAACGTCCTTTGGATCCCACTGCTCACCAAGTAGACCAAACTTTATATCTTCAAGAGCCATATCGCGATTGTCTCGCTCATACTCAACGGCATAGAGAAATTTCTCTCTTGCCTCTGCTATAAAGTCTTTCTTTGTGTCATCCAAACCAGCGCTCCCAAAGCGTTAGGTTATTCTGCTGTCTTATACCACTATTATATCACAGTGTCAACTCTCTGCGTCTAGTAATATATCCTCCACACTTTAAACAACCAAGTCTGATCTTGTCGCATGGGTTGGGATGCGTCATATTCAAGTACCAGAAATTTTCTGTATCTGATTTTGGCTTATTATCATCTTTAATATAACCAACATGACCGCCACAATCCTTGTGATGTACTTTTATCAACCCATCCACGACATACCTCCATAGTACTCTGTTTCTTCACGTTTAGGCTTCACAAATAACTCTTCGACAACCACACACATCAAGCCAAAGGCATCTGCTCCATGACTCGCCCAATCATGATTAGGCCCTAGTCCAATATTGCGCGCCTCGTCTTTCTTCTCGTGATACGATCCAAGCGCTTCGATACCTGGTTGTGTCGTCGGTTCATTGAAGAAGCATGAAGGCAACCATCTGCGAGCAGCTTCAATCCTCATCATAGCAGCACCTTTGCCTTGGTTAGGCACTACTTCCACATCATAGCCAGCAGATTCAAATGCTGATTGATACGACACATCGTAGACCTTATCATTCGTTCCACCATCATGTGGTAGCCACAATTGACATTTCTTTGCTTCATAGTTGCGTGACCTCATCCATTCCAAGTGCGCCCCGATCGGCTGCCCTACGACCTCATAGTAATCCAGCACGCGTATTTCCTTGCCGATCACTTGCGCCACCCAAATAACGAAAGCATCAGCCTTTGCACCAGTTCCACCAATATCAAAGAACAAGTGATACTTCATCAATGGATCAGGCGATACACGGCCAATCCTGTTTTCCTTCCGTGCATTCGCCAAATGCTTAGCAAAATACGCGCCCTGGTTGACTGTCGCATAACCGCCTTCCCAAATGTGTTCGTACTGGTCTGGATTGGTCATCAAGCAATCCTTGCGCTCTTGCTCTAGTACGCCAGGAAAGAAAGGATTATCAGACCAATTAGCACGGATAACGATAGAGTTAGTCGGAGGCGTTGCACCTCTCAGCATAGCATCAACTGGATCAGTTTTTCGGCGAGGGTTCCACGTAAACCATATCTCGCTATCATCAGCGCGAATTGTAGGCCTTAGAAGTGATAGACTGCGCTCACTCAGCGTCTGGGCTTCCTCTACCCAGGCACGCTGAAAACCCTCGAGAGACTTGATTGACTCAGCGTTATGATCTTGCATACCCTGGAAAGTGATAATCCCATCGCCAGGGGTTTTGATTACTTCATTAAACAGCTTAAAGCCGTGCGATTCGTTCAAGCCAAACTGTTGTAGCTTGTCTTCGATCAATCGCTTGCTTGACTCTTTGAGTGTCTTTTGAACCTCACGAATACAAACAGAGCGTAAACCTGGATTAGCTAAAGAATCCTCGATTAAACACTCTGCTCTATTGTGTGACTTTCCTGATCCTCGACCTCCCCAAATACCTTTGTAACGAGCTGGCTGCTCTAAAGGTAAAAATACCCTAGGAAGTTTTAGATTGATCTGTGTCAATTATTTCTTTCGTAAGCTTAACGCTTAGTGCCTCTCCACCTTTGCCGGTCAATTCGGTTTTGTTGACGTAGAAGCCAAGACATTTTCCAGCAAGCTCCAGAGCTTTTATTGATGCCCCGTACTCCTCACTATCTTGAGCTTTACGCTTCAATTCCATCATCTCATCAATGTAAGACTTGAGAGTTATTCCGACCTGTTCCTCAATGGGAACGCGCATTTCTGAAACCCTTTGGGAAACCTCAGAGTTTTTCATTAACAGTGATGCTTCAGTCCATATGCTTCCATCACTCATATTTTCAGCATCATAAGCACCACGATAAGCATCAGCCTGTGTCTTACCAGAAGCCACAAGCTGTGCAAACTTTTCCTGCTTATGTGTTAGTGCCATTTAGAAACTAAACCCCAAATGTCCGGACTTCTTTGCCATCTTTCCAGCCACTCTCATAATAAGTTTTATAATTTTCCATAACGAATGATTCAAGCTTTTGCATAAAGAATGCTTTCTCAAGATTATATGGAAGATTGTAAGGCTTTCTTATTTCAATCCACAATTTCTTTGCATAGATTATGTGACCATTAAATAACTTGATTGCTAGCTTTTCTCTATCCATTTCATGATATTCCGAATGATCAATATATTCATGAACTTCCTGTATCAAACAAGGAACTCCATCTGCATCATGCTTAAGTAACGGAGTACACCAGGTCATGATCAAAAACAAGTAGTAACATTATTAATAGTTTGGCAAATTGCCATTTTCCCTTGTGAGTTTATCACAGTGGTATTGCTTTGTCCAGCGTATGGCTGTGGTTGTGGTAGATTGTACTGTTGCTGATACCCGTAACCACCATATGGCTGCACTATCGGCGCAATCGGAACCTGGCTATAATTGTACATATATGAAACCTGTGCGTTAGCTATTGTGTTAACTGTTACGCCAAGTACTGCAACTGCTATGTAAAATAATACTGTTTTCATTTTGATAACTCCTTTTACTTTCCGTTTTTAAACATATTAATAAATTTTATTGCTTTTGAAGGTTGCCATTTAACCCAATCCTCTAATGCAACTATATTTTTTCCATATTTTGCTTTCATCTCTACTTTATGTTCTTTGAACAATTCTTTTGCTATTTGTTTGTCACTTTTAAACTCTGCACTTACTTCCTTATATTTCTCTTTGCGTATGGTTTCTTGCTGTGCTTTGTACCGATCTATCTGATTGTCAATGTTTCCGCGTTTTGAAAGCGGAATGTTTACTATTGCCGTGTCTCTTGTTAAATCCATTTTCTTCTCCATGTTGATTTATCTAACTGATGGACACATATTAAACCAAACTTTAGAAAGTGTCAAGGATTATTTACATCCACATTTTAAAATCTCTTATTGCCATACCTTCAAGCGTGCATAACCTGCCATGCAATAAATCTAACGCCTTCTGTGTATCTTGTTTGTTTAACCGTTCCTGCAATTCCTGGACTTCCTGGATTTTCTCTTCCAGTTTATTTATCCGTTCATTTGTCATTATCCACCCCATTCAATTCATCAAGCTTAGCTGCTATTCCACGCAATACAACTGAATCAAGTATAGACCCGTTATCGTATATCGATACACCATTTGATATATAGATATATTTCCCGTCGGATAACTCTATATATCCGATGGATTTGCCTGAACAAGTCAATTCCATGCGTTCAGGAATTATTTTTAACTCCAATCCCTGGGTCTCTGGTTCTGATGGATACTTCTCTTCATTACTTCCCCACAATCCGCATAGTCCTTTCATACCTTTAACTCCCCATTAGTTATAACCTGCAATTTATAGGCTGTGCCCTCCGGTACATCTTCCGGCATTTGCCAGGCGTTTTGATACGTGCACCCCAAAGCCTTAGCCAGTGCTGTCATTGCTTTCTTTGGATCACCACCACACTGCTTGGTGTAATACTCTAGTACATCAGATTTTTTCATGTTTCTCCAACCCCCTAATCCCTGCTGCAATTATCGAATAACACTTACTTGCTTCGTAAATGTTGTTTTTGATACGCTCAATCTCAAACTTTGCCTCTTCACGGTCTACACCGTAAAAGTTAAATGCGAGATTGACATCATCTTTAAGTTGTTGTGTAAGTGCCATTTATCGTAAGAATTACACCAAATACACCAGCAAAGAACAAAGCATCGAAAACCTGATCTCCTGCTTTTCTAGTAAAGCCATGCAACAACAATGTTCCAATCAATACACCAATAACATAACCAAAATATATATTAAGCATCACGTCACCCCTAAATCAGCACAATCATGGCCGCAGCAAAATAAATATTTGCAATTATGAACAAAGTATTATTTTGATCATTTGAATTATCTTTACCCATTAAGAAAGCAAAGACGACACCAAGTGCTATCAATATTAAAGCCATCAAATCACCTCACCCACGAAGATATAATTACATGAATATCATTAGACTGGGAGACATCAACAGATACAGTCATCTTTTCCCTAGCTTGCTTACACTTTTCCCAAATTTCCATAAAACTCTTTTCTGTTATTTCGTGACTCACAGTATCAGTAATCTTTATTTTATATATCATCACACCACCTCATAATCAAAACCAGTATCGCGGAAATACGTCTCAAAGTACTCTACAGCCTCTAGGATGCTTTTAAATCCTTTGATGGTCATCGTAGTATTAAACACCCTATGAAAACAGACTAGCGTGTGCATTATGCCGCTCTCAGAGGTGCTGGAACCTCAGCCACCAATACATGAACAGTACCACCATCAATCAACACTACATCCTGCTTGTACTTTCCGCCAGCTGCAAGCATAACCTCAAGGTATTCTTGCAGCTCCACTCTCTTACCGTTTGCGTAGTATGTCATTTTATTTTCTCCTTATAACCCTGTTGAAGTTAAACCATTATCTTTTGCTTTTTGGTTCAAATCGTTAAGTATTTCAAAAAAGTCTCTGAAGGTTGATCCTTCTGGTAATTGCTCCATTCTTTCTTTTAATTCTAAATCTAAGTCTTTGTCTGTTAAGTTTTCCATTTTCTTCTCCCGTTTCGTTAGTTGATGTAGCCATCTTAAACCAGACTTAAACGAAAGTCAAGGATTATTTAAAATAAATCCCAGAAAGTGGCAAATAGTGGCAAATAGTAAGCACTACTTTACTTGCACTCCAGCATGAATAAACGTTTTAAGTGGCAAATAGTCAAATAGTGATCTCACGTATAAATAAATTAAGAGTTATCCACAGGCAAACTCAAGACGAAAAAAAAGAGCATTTCTGCTCTGTTTTATATATATTTATATAGTACTCTCCCCTATATACCTATTTATATATATATATAAATAGCCTTATAAAGGGGGTGTGGATAACTACTAAAAAAGTGTCTTTAGGGATTTACTTGATTTCTCTACCTCTGTACCTGTATTGGGTTTGCAAGCAAAATTTTGCGTATCTGCGAATTTTTCTCTCTTTCTGCAACTTCTTTTTACTACTGCCCAAGACATCCTATCCTGGGGCACTACGTGTTTTGTTTTGTCTACTTTATGTAACGCATGTTGTGGTGCCATGCTCACCAGCCAATACGGTAACACAATTATTATGCTTTGTAAAGCACTCTCGTTTTTTTATTGTTACCGGCTGACAATACTTCCCTAGCGACAATGCGGCCCTTGCTTTCAAGAAAACTAATTGCTTGTTCTACAATGCCTTTCTTAGCGCGATAACGATTAACGATCTTTCCTACCGTGATACCAGCATCATCGATACAGCATAAAATCTTGGCTGCCATGCTTTCAACAGGATCAGTCTTCTCTTTCACGTTAGAATAAGCTAGGAGCGTTTTATATTCGATATCCCTACGTACATATTCATTCGCCCATTCGACGGCTTCCAGACCCCTTTCCGTGCCTCCAAATGACAATATGAATGAAATCTTCTCTACCATTTCATAACCGCGACGCACAACAGCTTCAAATCCGGTACGCTCAGTGTGTTTTTCCGCTTCCTGCCAGAACCATTCTGAAATTTCAGACAATGCCTCGCTTGCTTCTGGTGTTGTCTTGATGATCGTATACTGACCATTCGACTCAATTCTCTTTGATGTATCGCCAGTGGCACGCAAAAATAACAATTGATCTTTTAATGACTCCGGCATTGCCGGACATATATAACGCTGTTTCGCCTTGGGGTTATTATCCGGCTCGTTGATGATTAGTGATCTGCCGATAAAACCAGATGTGATCTGCTCAAAGCTTACTGACTCATTAAAAGTTGTTGGTGTAGAAAACCCCATGACCGACAAGAAAGGATTTGCCAGGCCGCGATCAAGTCCTTTTATCTGGCGTTCTAAAGAATCAATATCGCCCTGGCAGTCAATACCTTGATCAGCTTTCTTATTGAGGTTAGCAAGCTCTTTGTATAGACGTTCTTTGGCTTCTTCTTTTACATCTCCAGATAACAGCATGGTTCCGCTTGCTTTGCTGTATGCACTCATCAGCATACCTATCACGCCTTGCAGATAAGCCGCGCCGCCTGACTTGTGACTACCTGCAAGCTGTCTCAGGAATATGCCTAGCTCGTCAATATTATAGTAGCTTGGCTGGTGTCTTAGCAGATTGCGGACTATTTCCTGTTCTGATTTTATCTTGCCATGCACAGCGCCGGACAGACCGGCTTCAATATGTACATCATTAAAAGCTTGCAATATTGATTCCTTGCCGGTTCCCGATCCTGCTATTCCAAATGCAAAAATGTTGCTGCTTACTCTACCATTATCTAATTTGTGATTAAGTCCTCCTATGTTTCCCACTGCCGTGATAGCGGCAATAACCGCTAAATGCTCCCTAGCATAAAGACATTGGCTGTTTATGTACTCTGTTACCTCACCGACTAAGCCCGGCGGTTTTTTTAGGTTGTGTTTGTTTGGTGTTGATGTTTCAGATTCGGGTATTTCCTTCGGTTCCTGCAAAAATAGCTCCCTGGCTATCCTGTCTAGGATATGCTCCTTTTCCATTGTTGCTCCTGTTTATATTCTGGTGTAGCTTGTGGCCGCGTGTATACGGCTGACAGCTTTTAATAACCGTTCTTTAGTTTGTTCATCTATCTTTTGTCCATGTGCCATGTCACTGGCTATCATGTATACAACTGTTGATTCCATGATCAAAGCTTCCAACACTTGATCAGCCGGAAAGTATGTGCGTTTATTTGGTTGTTCGCAATACCTGTCATCCGATG